GGTGCCTTGAATGATGCTGGTTTGTAACATGCACCAGACTCTTTGTCGATGAACATGAACACACCATCATTTGAAAAACTGTTATCAGCATGAACCCTGAATTGATTCACCTTAATATACTTTCTACCTACACTATATTCTAACTTATGGTATATACTACGCCCAGATTCAATTGCATTAACTTTCCATTGATTGTTGACGACTTCAAGTAAACATTCAGTAAGGTATTCTGCTTTGAGTTGTGGAGCACAGAAGGTCATAATAAAATTTGTGTGATGGATGTTTGAGTAAATTGCGTTCAGAAAGGGTTGCTCCAGGACTCATACTTTTTCATGGTGATATAACCTTCCTTGCAAAGTGCATCAGTAAAGTATGACCATGCCAAACGCTTAGCGATTGAATCAGTCGCCGCTTTTGTACCCTTGGTGTCACATTTCCAATTGTAACGGAACTGCTCCAGTGCTTGTGCTTTGGTGATGGTTCGCATGAGGTGGATTCCTTTGACCCTTTTAATATACACGATTTTGGGGTGCTGTGGGGGTTTAGTGGACAGTTCGTCAACCGTCACACCATCCCATTATTTCACATCCTGGATCTGATAACATTTCCTCTTTGATACCATTTGCCTTGCATACTTCCCAATCTTCATAGGTACAATCACGAAGGTATTTTCCATCCTTTGTATGCACTGACGCATATTGTTGAATGTAAAAGTCCCACTTGAATCCCTTATCTCTCATCTCTAAATCTTCATCATCATTCCAAATGTTCCAATCAATTGCTTCTACATCTGTCTCCTTATCTAACTTATATTTCTCCACACATTCATCAGTCAGCCACAAATAACCACTATGATTTTGATCCCAATTGTAATACTCTCCATCAACTTCATCGAGCATGTCGATTTCAGATTGTTCTGTTAAGTCATACTCAGACATTTGCGAATCTCCCGTTGTTAAAGTTTGCATGTGAGAATTGCTCACGATTAACGAGTTTGAACATACCAAACTCATTGGTCTTCACATAACCCTCTCCACGACATTGACGATCACCAATGTATGCACGAGGTCCGTTATTACGCATCATGAATAACATGTCATCTTTGATAGATTTGATCAAGAACCAGTAACTAATCAGACGGGAGTTGTTGAATGTTTCTGGTACAACTTCACGACCTTCACGAATACACTTGTTCAGTGATACTTGAAGTTCTGCTGCCTCTTTCTTGTCTGCAAATGTTACCATCTGTGCCATCTGACGTGCGAAACCAACAATCTCATCGAAATCTTCATCAACTTGCCAACACTTAGGTTGAACAAACTTACACGACTCAGTATCATCAAACGTTGGAAAAACATCACCATCACTTACAACAAACGCATCCTTAAGTTCACCTGTAGTCGCATAGAATGTGTGTGGTGCGATGATAATGTTCTGATCAATTACTTCATCAAAGATGTAAGTAATCGTATTGGGGCAGTAAGTATCATCACCACCAAACCCAATAAAATCACCTTGAACAATCCCGTAGAAATTAGGAAGGCAATCAAAACAATGGTGTAATATATCAGCAACATTGCCAGAATGATTCCGATCGATGTCACTATGACTTTCGTTAATCTTGATAAGTTTCTTATTAAAGACCGATTTTGTACCCACAAAGAATTGACCTGTCTGCGGATTCGTACCCCATACAATCGCAGGAGCGCCATCGATCTTCGCAGAAATTTGACCATCAGAAAGGAACCAATCAAGGACAGAAAGATCACCCGTCAGAATAGAATCTTCGGGGTGTTCAAGGTGTGTGTTTTTCATGTCCTTAAGATAGCGCATCCATCAGTGGATTGCAAGCGATGGTGGACAGTTCGTCGATTGTCTCTTGTGCGATCCGAATTGCGTCAGGGTTGGTGTCTGTTGTGACGCAATTGCGGTTAGTATTAAAAGCAGAAATTGATGTAGTTCCAGATCCACAGAAGGGGTCAAACACCCATCCACCCTCAGGACATGATGACTTTATGATACGTTCTAACAATTTCAACGGTTTTTGTGTGGGATATTTACGTTTATTCTTCTCACTTCTGCTAATAAAATATACATCATCCCATAGATTCTGCACGGGAACACCTTTGGACTCATGAGAATAGATTTTTTTATAGATGTTGTTGCTACCGTAGTGCAGCAGGTCTTGTGCGGATAATTCTTCCAATTTTTCCCTTGTTATACGAAACCCAAACTCTGGATTGTATCCTTTGTAATCAAATCTAGCACATGGACGACTCTTTTCTCCAGATACTTTTGCGAGTGCATAATATCCAACATCATCTTTGTTCTTGAAGCTATTGACGGCATATACTGGGTCAAGTGATGTATATTCAACCGTAAAGTATGGATTACCCTTACGCAGCACAAGTATGCTGTCTACGATGTTACCCCAACCATTCTTAATGTTATTCTTTGGACCGCTACGTTTCCATGAGATGTTAGTGTAGAATGAATCTCTGACCTTTCTGTCAACTTTAGACAGAACCAAAGCATTACCTATGAAATTGTTATGTGCATACAACCAACCATCTTTGTTCAGTTTACTATATGCTTTATTGATAATATCTGCATACCAATCAATATAATCATCAAAAGAAGTCCAATGGTCAGAGAAACTTTTCTCCGAACCATCAGACTCTTGCATCTTAAAATCACGCTGCAATCCGAATGGTGGATCCATATAGACCAGATCAAATGTCTGGTCTAAGTGAATCATATCCTCAGCAGGTTGTTCTAAGATTTGAATATTACTCATTCACATTATACCTCTTTTGTTATTATAGCACAGAACGTTGAACAACATCAACACCCTCATCATCAAGTTGTGCAACTGCCCACCATTCAAAACAGGAGAGAAATTGTTCATAAGAGTATGATACACTCATAAGTTTATCACAGACTCGATCATCTTCAAATTTCTCAACCATATTGTTGTGGAATTTTACAGACTCAACATAAGCATTATATCCTTTCTTGAGATATGCTTTTTCATTTTCAATCACCTTTTGAGGATCATCAGTCTCCTTAGAATAACTAAGGAATCTGACTGGAGAGGTGCTAGACATTGCTTGAAGGAACAATTTAACACCGTCCGAGTTTGGATTGTCTGTGCAAACCATGTAGCACTTATGTCCATCATCAGACATTTTTCCGTCGCTCTTGAATTTACCAGCACGGATCAATTTCTTTTTCCAAGCATCAGTAAAAGAGCGGATATTAGATGCGTTGTGATTCTGCCATTCAAGAATTTTTTGAACTGCTTTAGTATAAGTTGCTTTCAAACCAGAAGATTTATCTGGTCCCCAACGTGTGGTAAATCCATCATCTTCTAAAACAGTTTCTACACACTTTTTAGAGAGTGGAATTGGAGTTCCATCTGCATCACAAAGCAAATGTGCTACACCAGTTTTTTCAAAGTTCTTTTGAATATCTAGGATATAACTATTAACAATTTCAAAGGGTTTTTGATCGTGCTTTGGTGTATCACCTACAAGATTGATCTTTTTACCAAGACTCTTTACTGCCCTCTCAAAACTATCAAAATCATTAGGACCAAAATATTCATAAACATCATAGATCCACAGAGTTTGTCCTCGTTCAATCAATGCAGTAGTCTGATGGTGTCCGTTAATGAGGTAATACTCACCACGAAACTTAACCACACAGGGAGGAAGATCTGTCGGATCATATCCCTCTTTACTGAGGAATTGAAGGATTTGTGCAACATTACTGAGGACAAGATCCGCTGTCCTAGTTTGCATTGGTTTGACTTCTTTAGGATCTAACCTAATAATTTCATTAGTATATTTTAATTGCGAAGATTCCTGCCTAATGAGTCGTCTGGTAACATCTTGAATAGTAGGTGCTTCATTAGTGTGAACCTTGATTCTACGAAAAGTTTCTACAGTGCGTTCACCGTGATACTTATCGTTATGAACTTGAGTTTCGGAAAGAAGAATTGAGGATGTCATGTGTTGTCAGTAAATAATAATATAATTATATAGCACTTGACATCTTTTGACAAGTGCTATTTTTTATTCAGTAGGAGATAGTCTTGCAATCAACCCACTGATTTACCAATTTATGAACAGAATCCTGTTGAAGTTTCATCACAATCTGTGAGTTATTGTTTGCCTTTGAGAGTTTAAGAAATGCAGTTATTCCATTATTGCAAGTAATACGAAGTCGAATACCGTAGTTGTATTCAACTCCATCCTTAACAAAAATAACCCTACGAGAGGATTTACCACGACCAGTGAACTTAATAGAGTCACAAGTCTGTGCCATCTTCACGGCAGGATGATCCTCTGGATTAAACTGATAAAGAACATTGTTCTGATTATCATTCACAAATACATAATCAATTCCATGAGAAATTGCATTGGAAATCAATTCACATACTTGTTGCTTAGAAAGACAATCAAAAGCAGCAGAACAAGTATCAGCAAACTTACGTCGAGTAGAAGACAGATAACTCACACGATCATCAGTGTCCATTTCACGAATCTTCAATACTTCCTGTTTGAAATCATCAAAGTGATCGCCAAATATATCAGAGACCATGCTGCTAAAGTTTCCCCAATCAAAAGAACCAGTAGATAACTTCTTCTTGTCTTTTGCAGAAAGTAGCAGTTTTCCTGCTACCATATCTTCTTTGAATTTTGTACCCCCACGGGTTTCTACTTTACATCCAAAAATATTCTTTTCGGTCAAAACATCTGCTGTTTTGCGCTCATTCAGGATTCCTGAACGATGGACTGAACCGTCGATTTGATAAGACATTAAATTAAAATTAAATGGATTGAGTTAAACTGTTGGTTCTCACCACCAGTGCATCCTTTGGGGCGATTGCTCTCCCATGAACCTAATATATTATAGATTCAAGCAGAAGTCAAGGGATCTGCTCCGGTTTGCCGATTGGCACACTACCGGCGAATCTCACTAATTGCTGGCATACCCTGATTGAATACAACATCAACAACTGCCTGAACTTTCTTAGCAGTGCTGATACCAACTCGGTCATAAGTTGGAATACAAACTAAACCAAACTTCTTCTCACTTCCACCCAAACGAATCACACGACCGATAGACTGACTGATACCAATGTAGTCCATGTTACGCATGAAGATAACAGCCTCAAGTCCACTGACGTTGATACCCTCAGATAGAATAGAGTGGTGAAGAACAACAAATTTCTTGGTCTTGTCCTTGCCCCAGGTGTTCAGGGTGTCGAAGAATACATCGCGATTGACTTTCTTACCATCGATGATTGCACCTGTCTTGGATGTAATCGTCATCCAAGAATATCCACGTTCAGCAAGTTGCAGGCAGAAGTCAGAGTGAGTAAGAAGATTGATGATTTGCTTTGTTGTGCGAGCACAGATCAAAGTCTTGTCGATGTTGTTGTCATCGATAGTCTCGATCAGATTGTCACAATCATCAGCAAACATCACCTTACGACCTTTGATCATAGGCAATTGCTTGACCACAACTTTAGGGGGGAGAATGTAACCCTGTTCAACCAACTCAGGAGCAGGAACATTGCAAAGAACCTGACCATAAACAGACCAATTCATGCCAGGTTTAGTAGCAGCAAGGGAATGTTTTGGTGTTGCAGTGAAGAAATAGCAACGATTTGCTTCATTAGCAAAATACTCAGTCGCAGGAAAGAAGTTCTTCTGCAC